ACTACTTCAATTTTGTCTTGTACCGTTTCTTCTGTAAGTGCCATTATGCTACCTCGTAAGTGCCTGATACAATAATACCAGCGCTGGTGCTTGAGCCTACTGTAAAATCATTCCACCCAACCCCACTGCCTATTACAAGCGCAACTATTTGAGTATTGCCAGCAACGTATCCGATAAGTTGAGGTCGGTTTGATGCGTTAGTTCCAGCGTTGTTGTGTGCAAGATGAAAGGCTTGATATGCGCCTGACGCTTTAGCTGTAAACGGCAAACCATTTATTACCAGTTGTCCACTCATACCTGACATGTTTAATCCGCTTACGGCTGACGCATGAACATATACTTTGTTACCAACTTTGGTGTAGTATCCCGACATTGTTTGTGCGGTGCCACCACCACTGCCTTCTACTGATGCTGTCCAAGTGCCTTCCTCATAGTCGTCGAGAATTTCACTGGTCATACCACCAGCATCGCTAGTTGCGGAAAAATTAATTCCATAACCGTTATCAAGAAGAATGTGACCAGCAGAAATATCTATATTACCACCAGCCAAGATTTTCATGCGTTCAGCCTCACTACTGCCAGCCGCATCTGTGCCGCCAGTAGCAAAAATTATATCGTTGCCGCCGCTGTACCCTCTACTAGCGATTTTTAAACTGTTTGACTGTGATGCACCACTGACGTTGTAAATAGTGGCATGTTCAATATTCATGTAACGAGTTGAGTCGTAGGCAATCTTTGTTTGTGGTAAAGAAGTACTAAGAACATGTAACCGTGCATCAGGACTGGTATTGCCGATGCTAACATCTCCGCCGTTAAAATAACTGTCGCCACCTGCCCGAATTTGAACAGTCGTTGTGTCAACATTTTTAATACGAAGCCTTCCTTCATCAACAGCGTTTGTTGATAACTCAAAAGTATCTTTACCAGAAGTATTTGGCGAAACATGAAAAACGCCATTTATATCTACGGCACCATCAATATCTACCGCATCTAGATTTGTAGTGCCATCTACATCAATATCACCGCTGATATCCAGTGATGCAAATACAGAAGTGCCTGTTCCAGTAACCGTGCCACCAACACCCAAGTTACCTGCAACCGTTACGTTTGTAGTGCCTGTAGGTATTTCAAGAACATCAGCATCCGCATCATTCTTTATCGTAACATCATTTGTTGAGCCTTGCCCTGTAAGGATAAGACCCTCTGCACTGGTAAATCCAAGAGCAGCCGCATCACCAGATGCAGTATCGCCCGAAGGATTTACGGTGCCTGTGACCTCAGCATCACCATTTACAGTGAGATCATCCGCTGTAGTAAACTTTGTTAGACCATTACCAAGATAAGGCATTAGGTGATCTCCATAATACTTAGTGCTGCGTCTATCTTTGCGGCTACGCTACAATCAATCTTGAGGACATCTGTTGTCTGCATGACAACTTTGTTTCCTGACAATAACTCAACTGTTGAACCAACAGGAATCGGTATGTCCTTAACCAGAAGCACCGTCTGGTTTGTTTCTGTATCACTTGTGTCTGAAACTAACTGCACACTTGCCGTAACTTGTGACGTATGCACATTGCAAAGCATCAGTCCTAAAATAACTGTCGTTGTGCTGGAGGGTACGGTGTAAAGCGTTAATGGCGTTCCCGCGCTAGTCGGCATCGCATCATTTGTTTTTACCTTGAATGTGTTCGCCATGATATCATCCTAACGCTATAGCCAATGCAGTGGCGTCATCAGGACTAGCAAAGAAAGATGCGCCTTGTGTTTGAAGGTTGTCGGTATGTATTGTCTTTTCTGCTGGCAACGTGCAGAAAATTGTCTTAGTCCCAGAACTCCAACTCACAGCATTGTCACTGTTACTGGACTGCAAGATGGTTGTACGAGCCAATGTAGTGCCAGATGACGTATACGTTCCGACCCCAACCTCAAAGTCAGTGCCATCTGTGCAAGCGTAAAATGTCGTATTGCTATTGCCTACAGAACCAAAAGTCTCAAAACCAGTAACGGCACCTGCAAGGGTATATGTACCCGTGCCAGTTGTCGTGGTCGTTTCCTTTACTCTATCAGCAATAACAAGAGCCATTTTACTTCAACTCTATAGAAAGGTTGCCTGTGTTAATGCGGAATATATCCCCAGAGGCTATGGTCTTGTTTGCGTCCAAAGCACCTACAAACAGGATGTTTCCGCTACTTGATGCGTCTGCAACAAAAACGTGTGTGATAATATCATCTCCACCACCGCCCGAAGCAGGAAACTCAACATTGGCAGCGTTTGTTGCCGTCTGTGTATCCGTGCTGACAGCAGGAACTGTCCAGCCAGATGCCTGTACTTGCTGTCTTGCGTAATTCGTAAAGTCTGCCTCAGTAAGAGAGCCTGTTTCAATACTGCTAACTGCTGTGGCTAGACCCACATAAATACTGTTTCCGGGAGTTGCAAAACTCTCCGTATTGTTTTTAAACAGAAACTGCAATATCGCATGTTCTGTGTAGTTGGTTGCTGCATTTGAAGTTGCCATGATCTACTCCTTATGTTCGTGGCATTCTAGGCAATCCCTGCCTGTAAGCGTCATCATTTTCACGAGCCTCCGCAAGGTCTTTCAGTCTGCCCAAACTCTCAGCGTATCTTCCTTCGTACAACTGAATCATATCCATCTCACCCTTCATGTATGTATAGGCCTCTATCAAAGAGGCATACAAAAGAGCGTTTGGTGCGTTATCACTTAACCAACTATAGCTTGAGTCAGAACCTGATGTAAGGCTGGCTGGTCTATAGAAGTAATGCAACTCAACTGCATAGTTTGAATTAGGGGTAGGGCCAAGTATAAAGTTACCGGTAACATTTCCACTTGAGTCTGCTTTAGCGTCAAATATCCCATAATATTTAGGCAGGGCAGTGGCTGTTCTATCAGGATATGCTTCTCTTATAAAGTTTACATCTTTCTCAAGAAGAAATCCCTCAGACCCAGAGGTGCTAATAAAGAACGAAAAAGGAGCCAAGAAGTCGCTTGGCATCGATATGTACTCATCTCCAGATGTTGCTGTGGATGTTGCGTTTTTTCTAAAGTTATCCAAATCAACAGACTTGAGTATACGCTCCTCAGCAGACCTAATGAACACAGGTAGATTAGTCACGAATGACGTTTCTGTGTTTTCAGTAAAATCCTGAAGGGCTGTCTTGAGTTGAGCGTAAGTGAATGACATTAAGCTATCCTCACAATCGCACTACTTGCATCCGCTGCTGGGAAAGTGATTGTAAAATTAGAAGAGGACGATGCTTGGTCGCTACCAAAATCAAACACAGCGACTGCTTTGTTAGATGCGCTACTGTTATAGATTAAACAGCCTCTAGCAGTTATTGTTGAACTAGAAAACGTAACATCATTAAAGTCGACTATAGCTGTTGTTCCGCTTGTAGTAGGGTTTACAGCAGTTAGTGTAGCGCCACCAGCCGAATATCCTGTTCCGCTAACCTCGTCTGAGGTGCTATACGCTGTGGTGCTTGCGTTTAAAGTAGCGCTATTTGTATAAAGAGCCACCTTAAATGTATGACTTGCAAAATTATGAACAGCCTCTAGAAGCTCTTCTTTAAATGATGTGCATACAAAGTTTCCGTTAAATGCCATATTCTACTCCTATGGTGTATTTGCCTGACCACCCATACCACTATGATTAGTGCAATAATAGTATAGAGTTGGCGCTCCAACTGCTACGGTGATCTGTACATACGCCCCAGCACTACCTGCTGTTCCGCTTGTTGTAACACCTGTTGTATATTGAGATCCACCCCCATGGGTTCCGTTAGCCGTTGTCGAGAATCTCAAAGGATGACCAGAGTTACTGCTATCTGACTGATCAAATCTATATGTTGATCCTTCATTTAACGTAAGAGTTGGGCTGGCTCCAGATAGCCCAGCTATATAATACTTGTTCCCTGATCCATAGCTGTTAGTCCCAGATGCAACCGTTACGGTATAAACGGTAACATTAGTGGAGATTGATGGGCTTCCCAAAGATATGGTTGCTACAACACCTGTTGGGGTGATGTTACCTGTTACAGATATAGACGGAGATCCAAGACTAACGGTTGCAGCTATGCCAGTTGGAGTGACATCTACTGGAGTTGTAGGAGAGGCACCGGTTATTGTTACTCTGCCAGCTTCTGCTCTCATAAGAGGAAGAGGTATGGTTTCTATCGTATCTAAATCAAACGTAGGAAACGTAACCTCTGCCCCCTCTGTAAACTTATCTGGCCTTGGGTTAAGAAGAGATTGCGGGTCATCTACCCTAACCCTTCCAAGAAAGTTTTGTGGCTGATCAGGATCAACCACATCATAACCCACACGAAAACCGTTTTTAACACCGTTTTCATACTCATCAACAAGCTGATCCAGAGGATACCTGAACCCTGTTTTGTCGCAAAAACCAAATGCGTATTTGCCTCTAGCGTTTGTCATTATTAACCGGCTCTACCAAACCTCTTGCCTCTGGTCGCTGCGCCAGCACCACGAACAGTGCCACCCTTTGACCTTTTTTTAACGCCAGTCATCCGGCCTTTATCTGGAGTCTTTTTAAGAGGTTCAAGTAATCTCTTATATTTTTCTTCCTTGGGAACGCCCATTCTACCTGTTCCTCTGGCCTTCTTAATCAGCGCCCCGCCTATTTTCATGCCTTTTTTCTTCATTGCTCCACCACCTGCTTTACGAGCGGTGATACCCGGCTTAACTTTTTTGGCAGTGATTCCGGGCCTAGACGGCTTCTGCTTTGAGGCAGGCTTT